CACCACGTCGCCGGGCGCCACCACCGGCATCTGGTCGGGCACGGGCACGATCGGGACGGAGATCACGCTCGCCAGCGGCGCGACGCAGGACTCGTTTGTGAACGCGCTCGCGGCGATCGAGCCCGCGCGTTACCATCGGATCGTCGGCGCGTGCATCGAGAGCACCAACATCGGGCGCATCGTCACGCACATCAACACGCAAGCGGGGCCGACGGTGCAACTCTTGGAGCAGGCGATCTGCCCCACGGTCGCGGCCTACTCCGACGCCGTCACGCTCGCGACGGGTCAGAACGCGGCGCGGCTCTGCCTCGCGTGGCACCACGCGTCGCCGCTCCCTGCGCCCGACGTGGCCGCGCAGGTCGCCGCCGCGCGCCTCTACGGCGACTCCGGCGTCGGCGGGCTCCTCCCCGGCGAGGCCGACACCCCCAGCGCGAACCTCGACGGGCTGGAGCTCGGGTCGATCCTCATGCAGCGCGTGATCGCGGACCAGCCCACGCGCACGGAGATCGAGAACGCCCTGAACAACGGCCTGACGCCGCTCGCGGCGAGTGGGTCGCGCCCGGGCTACGCGAGCGTCGTGCGCTCCGTCACCACGCGCTGCCTGCGCGGAGGGACGCCGAACTTCGCGGTGCTCGACACCAGCGCGGTCACGGTCCCGGACTACGTCGCGGACACGCTGCGCGCAGACCTCGCGACGACCTTCGCGGGGTGTCGCCTCGCGTCGGAGTCCAGCGACGGACTGCCGCCGCGAGCCTCGCTCGTCGTGATGCCGTCGACGGTGCGCGCGCGCATCGCGCAGCGGCTCAAGGAGATGGAGGAGAGCGCCATCCTCGTCGACGTGGACGCGAACCTCTCGCTCCTCGTGGTCGAGGCGAGCGCGACGCCGGGACGCCTGGACTGCGAGATCCCCGCCGAGGTGATCCCGGGTCTTCACATCATCGCCGGAAACATCCGGCAGCTCTGATCGGAGACGACGAACATGGCTCTCTACTCCGCTCCGGGCTTCGTCTCCTACGACGCGATCCCGGTCCTTCAGGCGCAGACGATCTCCATGAACGTGGAGACCGACAACAAGGACGTGATGACGCTCCTCCTCGGCAACGCGGGCTTCTCCGCGGGCGCGAAGAAGGTGCAGGTCAGCGTGTCCAACGCGATCCCTGCCGCGGGCATGGAGCAGGCGTGGGTCACGATCGCGAACGCGCAGGGCGAGGTCTCGCTCACGTTCACGATCGCGGGCACCGCGTACAACTGCCGCGGCGACATCCGCTCCGTGAAGATCGACACGTCCACGGACAAGGCCAACGACGTCTCGTTCGAGTTCCACGGCCGTCTCGTCAACGAGGTCCCGGCCGCGTGAGCGACGACGCACTGAAAGAGGCGGTCCACGCCGCAGCGGGAACCTCTCTCCTGCGACGCGCGCTCGACGCCTCGCGCACGGGCCGCGCGGTCAAGGTGATCGAGTTCGACGGGTGCGGCGCGCGTTTCCGCGGGATCCCGCTCGCGCTGCGCACGCTCAACGCAGACGAGAACTTCCGCGTGCGCGCCGAGGCGCTCAAGTGGCTCTCTACAACGTGCGGGTTCGAACTGGATTTCCTCGTCGAGACTGATAGCGGCGAGAACATTACGGAGTTCGAGACCAAGGTTCGCACCATCGCGCTCGCGCTGGTGGAGCCCGCGCCCCCGCACCGCGCCGTCGCGAAGGACGCCGACGAGCTCCGCGTGATGCTCGACGCCGAAGAGATCGCGGTGCTCTATGAGCTCTTTGCCGATTGGGTGCGGGAGCGTTCCCCCTTCAGCACCGCGAAGACCGCGGAGGAGGTCGCGTCGGTGGTCGACGCGCTGGGAAAAGGGACGATGCCGATGTCGCGATTGAGCGTCTACGACAGCGCTTCGCTTCGCTCCATCGCGCTCGAACTGGTGGCTCGGTTGCGGACGCAGACGAGCTCACCCTCCTCGCCTACCTCGCCGTTGAGCAGCGAGGGGATCACCTTCTCCGAGTCCTCCGACTGATCCCCTGACGTGGCGCGCGCAGTCCTCACGATCGAAGCGGACACGTCCAGCGTGGTCCGCGCGATGGGCGACCTCCGAGGCGTCGCCCGCGCGTCGCAAGCCGCGATGACCGCGGAGGCGCGGCGCGGCGCGAAGGACCGCGAGAAGGCCGCGCGTGACGAGGAGCGCGCGCGACGCAGAGCCGAGGGCGACGCGCTGAGGGCCAAGCGCGCGGCGGAGCGCGCGGCGACGAGCGCGGCGAACCGCGAGAGCCGCGAGCGTATCGCCGCAGCGAACCGCGAAGCGCGCGCCTCGTCGGACGCTGCGCGCCGCGCGATGCTGACGGCGCGCGCGACGGAGCGCGAGAAGACCCGCACCGTCGAACGCGAAGAGCGACAGCGCACCCGCGCGACTGAGCGCGAAGAGCGACAGCGCACCGCGATGCGTCTGCGCGAGGCGCGTCAGGCGGCGCAGGTGTCGAGGGCGCAGGCGCGTGCGGGCCGCGACATCGGGATCGGCGTGCGTCGCGGGCTGAACGTCGGGGGCGATGCCGCGCTGAACGTCGGGCGCGTCGCCTACTCCGAGATTCGCGACGCGCGACGACAGCGCGCCGAGAGCGACAACATGCTCAACGGCGCGTTCTACCAGGCGCACATCGGCGGCGCCGAGGCCACGAGGATGCGCGCGCGCATCGAGCAAGAGGTCGCGACGGGTTCCCTTCGCGGACTCTCGATGGAGAGCGTGGCGCAAGGGCTCTCCGCAGCTCAAACGCAGTTCAACGTGCTCGGCGGCGAGAGCGCCGCGGCACGCGCGCAGGGCATGGACCGGCAGATCGGCCTGATGGCCTTCGCGCGCAACACCTATCAGGACCCCGGCGAGGTCTTGCGCGTCGCGGGGATGCTCCAGCAGCAGGGCGTCACCGGCAACGACCAGATGGCGACGATCCGCGCCATGACGGGCATGGCGCAAGCGGGCTCGATCGAGCTCGCGAACGTCACGCGCGAGGCCCTCGGGCCGCTCATGCAGAACATCGCCCGCAGCGTCACCGCAGGGATGACCGCGGAGCAGCGGTCGCGCGCGGTGCAGAGCGCGACGCTCGAGACCATGGCCGTGGGCGAGGTCACGGCGCGCGCGGGTGGACGCTCTCGCGACATGCTGAACGCGCTCTCCAAGACGCGCGGGAGCATCACCAACGAACGCACGCAAGAGAACCTCTACGCGAGGCTTCGCAGCCAGGGCGGCGCCGAAGGGCAAGCCCTCGCGGCGCAGATGTTCACGATGCAGAACGGCCGCGCGCGCCTGAACGAAGGCACGTCCGCGGTGGGCTTCCTCTCGCAGCTCGTCGCGGGCTTCGGCGGCGACACCAACCGCGTGTCGAACCTCCTTGGCGCGGGCGGTCCGGGCGCCCCGATGGTGCTCGACGCGCAACAGCGGCGCCTCCTCCTGCTCCTCGCCTCGCAGGGGCAGGGCGGCGAGTCCATCGCGCAGAACGTGGCGTCCATGCAGCGCGAGGGATCGCGCTTCGGCGCGGCGGACGTGGAGCGCGGGCGGCAGATGCGCGACGCGGAGCAGCTCACTGCGATCCGATCCTCCGAGGAGCAGCGGCTACGCGCGCTGAACGACGGGACGAGCTCCGTGGTGCGGTTCTCTCGCGCACTGGACGACTTTGTCTCGCGCAACCCGATCGGCGCCGCAGCGGTGCAGTCCGGCGTCGGCCTCCTCGGTGGTATCGTCGGCGGCGCGGTCTTCCCGCGCATCGGCGCTGCCATCGCAGGAACGCGGGCTGGCGCTGCCATCGCGGGCGTTCCTGCGGCCACTGGCACCGCCGCCGCAGGGATCGGGCTCGGCGGTCTCGCCCTCGGCGCGGGCGGCGCCCTCTCGGCGATCGGCGCGGCACGGACCGCCATTACGGGAGGTCAGATCGGCGGCGGACAGGCGAGCACGATCGACCGCGTCAACGCGGGTCTATCCGCGCTCTCCCCCGGCGCTGCGATGGGCGAGATGGCGCGGCAGATCGGGGGCGCCATCGTCGGCGCCCTGCGCGCGCAGCCGCTCACCGCAGCGATCGACCCGCACACCGCGGCGCACGCGCGCTCCGCCACCCCGACGACGCCCCGATGACCGACGCCCTCTCAGCGCTGCCAGAGTGCTCGTACGACGGGATCGTGTTTCCCGTCGAGCGTGCCGAGTGGGACGGCGGCAACGACCTCGTGGAGCACGTCGCCTACCGCCGCCCTGGCGCGGACGTGGAGCCCACGGGGCGCAAGGCGTACCGCGGGACGCTGGTGATCCCTCTCGTCAACGCGCCGCGCCTCGTCGCGCGCTACGGAGAGCTGTTCCCGGAGCTCCGCGGCGATCTCCTGCGGCGGTTCGAGGAGTCACCCATTGCGACGCTCGTACACCCGACGCTCGGCCAGATCACTGCGGCGATCGGTGAGGTGAGCGAGACCGCGGAGGCGGGCGACCGCGGGGGCGTCCGCATGACCGTGCGGTGGGTCGAGCACAACGCCAGCGTCGCGCTCCTCCTCGCGGAGACCGCGAGCGGCGATCCGGTCGACGCGGCGAAGTCCGCATCGAAGCTCGCGGAGGACGCCGACACGGAGGTCTCCGCGCTGACGAGCTCGTACACGCCGATGCAGTCCGTGGTGGACGAGCGGCTCGCGTTCCTCGACGCCGCGCCGCGCACCTACACGGAGACCGCGGAGTCCATCCGCCGGATGCTCGCGCCCGTCGCCGCGAACCTCGCCCTCGCGGCCCTCGCGTCGGCGTCGGCGCACGCCGCAACGCTCGCGTGCATCAACCTGCGCAGCGCGATCTACGCCCTGCGGGACCGCTTGATCCCGTCCGCGCTCCAGCAGCGGTACTACACGACGCCGCGCGAGATGGCGCTTTGGGAGGTGAGCGTCGCGGTCTACGGCGACGCGGGGTACACCACGCTCCT